AAAAAGAAAGACTTAGGTAACTGGAGCGTAGCGACCGAAGTGTGATAGCACCGCGACAGCTATGCAGAGAAGGCGTGTCGTTGGACGAGCGGCTTTAGCCGCGAAAGCCTGAACGAAATGCTACGAAATGCTACGAAATGCTACGAAATGCTAGATGTTCATTAGAAGACTAAATACATCTAGCTCGCTAAGCTTGGATGCGTTTTGCACGGTATTGATTGCCTCCTTGTACATACGGAGTAAATAATCGCAGTCAATTTCATAGTCTCGCAACCACATTACAAATTGTTCAACTTGGCCTTCAAACTCCGGCGTTAACGCATGGTAGTTCATTTTTTTGCATGCATACCCGGCCGCCAAGTACAGTTGCAAAAATCGCAGTTGCATATTCGAACCATTAAATGCATATGTCCAGTTGGAGCACGCGACTGTACCCACCGATGTACCCACCGATGTACCCACCGATGTACCCACCGACGACATACCACAGTATGCTTTTAGTAGATCGCGGTCAAAATTGACGACAAATTGACTATGTCCATCTGCCGCCGTGCTTACGTCCATAAACACATGCGCGACCTTGCGCATAATGTCATTGTTGGTGTGTCGATACGGTGTCATATCGACATAATTTGACATAAACACAACACTGGATCCAAATCCGCGGTGCAGCGACATCTTTTCCGCGCCGAATACCGTTAGTGTCTCCGTGGACGTGAGTCGCGCACATAATAGTGCGCCAATTATACACTCCGGGCGTGTTAACATGATTACTGCCTCTTGAGTTGGCGACCCGCCAAGAAAAGATATCCCGCCGATTGATGTATCGCTGGATACTACATGTATACGAGCCGGCGAATCGTCGACGAATCCCACGCCGATGCTAATGTCCGGTAATGGTTGCGTCACTGGCAAATCAGTGACAGCATTACGCTTAAATATAATTGTGCCGGCGCGGAAATCGTCGGCATGTTCCCCGTGTAAGTATTCGTAGACTCGATCAAAATAATTAACAATACACGCGAGCCCAAATGTACTGCCGCCTTCCGTAAACAAGTTCTGAAAAGTAACAAATGGCATTGACTTGATTGTGGTGGTTGTGGTGTTATTGGTGGGTTTAGTTGAGTTATTACCGCCGCCACCCCCACCCACATGATCATATCGAAATAACTCAAACCAGATACAGGTGATAAGTGTCGCGCATTGCACGCGATTTAGCGCGACATTGGTAATTACATTTGCTCCAAGTACGTACACGGGAGTTTTACTAAATACCCGTGGTGCATTACTGAGTAACTGTTGCATCATTGGGATTATCTTGTTGACAAATTTCTCCTGCGACACGTTGCCGGTCTCAAAGTATGCGTTAAAACAGTTAGATATTTGCCTCGGGCGAATTTTGCCCTGCGTTTGTGCCGCAATTTTAGTATCCATGGCAACAATACTCCCCATCGGTGCGTTAATTATGTCGTCGCGGACACGTTCCCATGACTCTGTCTGCCAAGGCATAGTTATTCGCTGGCGCAGTGGTTGTTCCATTATGGCCGACACCCAAGTAATTATTCTACTTATTCCACCAGCATGTTCTAATGCAGTATATGCATTTTCTATGTTAGGCAAATCCGTCCAGCAATATATACGTGACAATGTCTATTCGTTATAAGCTCTTAGTTCGCGACGATGATTCGTGTCTAAAACTATTACGATATCTAAACAAAAGTATTATTACTATTAACAAGCTTGGTGCCAAGGTTCGCATTGAAAAGATTGATACTGAGCTTGATTCGGCGACCGTTGAAAAACTCCGTGATGCTGGAATTGTACGTTTGCCAGCTCTTGTTGACCCCGACGGTAACAAAATAATCGGTCTTAAGAAAATAGTAGAAATGTTCGAACGTAATATTAACAAGAGTAAGGCCGAAGCTACAAAATCACCTCATGGTGGGCCTGCCCAGAACTCAGAGTTTGGGGCTAATCCCGACCTTAACGATTTCTATATGCAAGAACTATTTTCTGGCCGTGATCCTAACACTGGTAAATTAGTTGCGCGCAAAGATAAAGAAGAAGCCGAAGATGAGAATGTAGGACAGGATATGCAACGACGTATGGCCGAATACGGCCAGGCTGCGCCGGCGCATCGTCGTGGGGACACTGGCCGGGGCAGGCGTACTGATCACGATCACGATAATAACTATGATGATCCCGACGATAATCGAGCGGCACCACAACGTAATGCCCGTAATGACTATCCCGACGATAACATCGCTGATACACCACCGCCACGAAACCGCGATCGCATGACAACACAAAACACAGGCCCGCCACAAGGTGAAGACGATATGGATCAACGTATGCTTGACGCGTACATGACCAATAACGGTCTTGACTAGACACATATCTCCAGGCACACCTGTATTTTTTCATCAGTATTTGAGTTAGAGGAATATGGCGTGTATGATATATCGGAAACAATGCCAGTCATGTTTTCCGGACAAAAACGAGCGCGCGGAAAACGCGGCGCTGGACGTAAGCGCCGCCAACAAGAATTCGCTGTATGCGCGGAGATACCAGTTGCACCGCAAACTAGCGTGTTTAGTCGAGCATTTCATGCCATTGTTACATTTTACCTCACTGTCGTGTATGCGCTAACTAAATTTGTCAGTTGTTCATATCGGTCCATCGTTGCATCAATCAGAGCATCTGTCAAGGTTACCAATGAGATATTTTTCGAAGCCTTTGCCGGCGAAGCCATACCGTCGGGCGTGCCATTGGATACGCCTATGGATACGCCTATCGGCGCATCTAGCGTACCTAGCTTACCTATATGTACATCTGCATGCGGTGGCCCTGTAACCGAGTTGAAAATTCTCCGTGGTGGGCGGTTTAAGCGCGATCTCGACAGTCAAGTCAAGAGGTCTACGCCGGATTGCGACATCATGATATCACCTGGTACAGCAAGCGTTGCCGTAAATAAGCCTTCACCTGTATACCGTGCTAGATATCGCGATCCATATAGCCCCGATGAAGTGGATCAGTTTATGATGGATACACTAATGGAAAAACTTGGTGAACCGCCAATTAAGGTATATTTCAAAGATCCAGTTAGCTTGGATGATGATCCGACAAATCTATCTCAGTGCAGCAACCTGCCGCAGATTAGTTGTGATTGTGTACGTGATGCGTATGATGCCGACAGCGGTCTATGTAGACATTGTATGTGGCAAAAACGGGTTGACGAAGCAACTGAACGCATGTATCAACGAGCATTTGAAGATGATAAACCGCGTGCTAAAACCACAATCAAAAGTTGTAATTGTGTGCGTGGGCCGGGCGACCCCCATATCGGATTATGCAGCCGTTGTAAATATACTGTACATGCACCAAATGGGGCTAAGCAAGTATTTAGGCATGCCAATGAAGTCAAATCCAATAATATGAACAATATACTAATCAGAGGTAAACCGTTTGCGCATCCAAATAGCAGCACCGCAGGCACGCCTGCGTCTAAATCAGCGGCTGCAAAACCATACGGTATGCCCACGGACAATATATCCGCGGACAACATACCAAATACACCAAGGGATATGATGAATAACCAAAACGGTGTATCTGAGGCGGTCATGTCTAAGTACACATCCAAAGACGCTACATGGGATACCTTGCTATCATTACAATCGGACCGAGTGTGCCAATCACAGGTTGCGCCATTAGTAGAAAGCGATGATGAAATCTATGACAATATCTGATAATTTTGCCCCGCCAACGCATACTCATTCTTTTTTTCCGATTTCTATTAAAAGTTGATCACGGTGGTAAGTATCAATACGTTGTACCTGATACGTTGTACCTGATACCCACCTGATGAAATCTGTCAAAAAAATACCAATCGGTGACACTGGCCAGCTCAGCGAGATGTTCAATCAGATGCTGGGTACCGGGAATGCTAATATGACCATTGCATATCCACGATACCGCCGTCTCCATGAACTATGCTTGCGACAAATTGAGTTATTTGAGATTATGTCAAAGACAGCGATGCTTAATCAATCCGAATACATGCATGTACGTGCTCAAATTACTACTTTCTGTTCAAATGCACGTACATCCATGTTGACGTTGTTCGCGATGGACTTTAGTGATTATGAATGGAATTTATCCTTGATCGACCCGGAGCAAGTAGCTAAATTTACTACCGTGTACAGTGGGCTCAAGCGTGAGGAGTTTATCCATACACTCGTAGTTATGTGCGACCGCTTGGTTCCATTTCGTAAGAATTTTGAGGACAAAACCGCATTTAATCCAAAGTTTATCACGTCGATGGCTGGCACAGAATGGTGTCCGTTTCCATTTACGTCACTCAACATCAAACACATATTTAGTCTCATGGACGTGACCGCGGACACAATTACGTTCTTCATGACGGTACTTAGCCGCGCCTATGAGTTTTCGCGCAAGTTATTCGAGGAATTACGTAGCCCGGACATTGATGTTGACCAATTTGTATCAGTAATTATGGAATCCATGGATAAGATCCAACGTATTCCTGAGCTTAATCGCTGTCATGAAGCGTTTAACAAAATTAAGGAATCCGTCGGCATGCTCAAGACTAACTTTAGCGGTTATTATCGCGATTTCGTCGAGACCAACGACAGCACGATCATCATGCAACACTTCATATTGGATGTCGGCAAAAACACCAACTCGAGCCCACGTGTCGCCGCGCAATTTCGTAAGATTATCTCGTATTACCAAAAGATCGCATCTGAGCAAACAACCAATCCGAAGATGAAAGCATTATTTGACCAAGTAAATGAACAGTTTAAGGTACTTGATAATAAAACAAGCAACTTGGCGAAGGAATCCAAGGGTATCGATGTAACTGTGGATGTGGATGTGGTTGCAGATACGGATACGCTAGATGTACCTAACATCACATCCGCGGGTACATCCAATGATAACATGGACGACCTCGCCGACACAATTGCAGCATCGCTTTCGCAGATAAATCCGTCGATGACATATACTGTAATAGGCAACAGTGAAGAAAACGACCGTGTATTTGCGGCCGGCAAAAAACAATCTCTCGAACCTAAACGAGCTGACCAAGTATAACTGGATACATGCGTTAGCATCAATATGACGTTTGTTCGGCGCGAGCATACGGACTTATGTATTCGCGACGTTTGCGTGTAGTTGTGGTAGTTGCAGCTGTGACCATAACTACAGGATTAGGTCGTTTCACACATAAGAAGCATCGTGTAGCTGATGCGGCAATTGCTCTACATACAGTTTTTTTGCAGAATAAACACTCTACGGGAATCTTGTGGGTAGGCACGTGGGTGCCACAGAAGTGTTCCTCACACCACTCACATGTGTGTACTGACAACATATCGCAATCTCCGCATCGATGTGCCATTGCGTGATATATGCCACACCCTAATTACTTATATCCGGGCGTAAATTCAATTACTTCGAGCGTAGCTCGAAGGCCTCGTCTGGCGCTATGGTCGTGGCGCCAGCTGCGCGCATAGCAACGCCTTTGGCGTTGCGAGCACAAGCACAAGCATATGTTGTGTATCAAAAACCCTTTTTATCCCTGGTAATATACAGCCATGCAAGTGAGCATTATTGTCATTCTATTCGTGATCATTGTAGCTGCGTCGCTATTTGACATTAACATGTACGCGGTGTTAATCGCATTGGCGCTTTGTATGTGGCACGCCAAAGTCACATTATGCGACAATCTCACCATACAAACACGTGCTGAAAGTTTATCACAGCCAGATGTCGACTTTACCAAACCGCGTGACAGTGCGGGTGTGTCATCAGTAACAATGGGAATCGACGGAGTAATAGGCACACCCAGCGGCGCACCCACCCCACACACAACATCTATTGGCGTATTCCCAAATGAAGTCATTGTGCCGCAACCACCGGCCGAATTTACAAGTACCGTGCGAAAAATGCCATCATACGACCAAGATATCTACGGGCCATATTATGCACAATGGAATGAACAACGAAAGGTATACACGGATTCTTATGTCGAGCCACAGCCACGTGTTGGTGTATCTTGTGCTGAGCGTCAGTATGATATCGATGCTGCCGGCGCATTACTTGCTCAAAAACGTACGGTTGATCGCCAGCGAAATGATGGATGGGCCGCCAAGGACGCCGACTACTACAGATACCATTTCGCTGAGGAACTCGATACCGAAGAGAACCTTAGATGGTGGGGACGTGACGAATATTAATGGCGTACGCCCGCGATTCACATATCACATACACCACCAATACCATTCTTTTTTTCTCGCTGGAAAGCATATTGTAATAGATATTATCCGCCGGATAGTATAAGACTGCTCTAATGAGTCGCAACAACCCTTTTGTTATAACGCCACAAGATCGGGCGGAACGTCGTGATCCAACACGAGCACCTGTACAAGTTATCGCACGCGGCAATTACAATACCGGGGGCATGAGTCTAGGTAATGGTAGTCTTGGACGTGGGCGTGGTAGTGGGCGTGGTAGTGGGCGTGGCCAACTTCCCCACGGCCAACCAGTTGAGCATGCAAGTGGCGGCGGTGGTGGCGGTGGCAAATGCATACTACCGCGAGTTCAACCTAATACTGATCAGCTTGACACGCACGAATTACTCAAACAAGAAATCGGCCGACAAGATGAAGCACAATACATGGGTTTCGGTGGATCTGATGAGTTATCGTTTGCTTCTAACTCGTTGGCCAGCGTTAATGCAGGTCCGGCCACTGTCGTGTCAAACAATCATGGATTTGAATGGGTTGAGCTATATTTTGACTCGGTGTATCGTAACGCAATTACTAATTTAGCTAACGGCGAGATTTCCTGGTCGATCAACACGTTGAATAACTCGCAAGGTATCGCGTCGATTATTGGAATTGTCATGGAGCCGTTCTTCTTCCCAAAGGTTAATGTTGACCCGTCGCTACCTGACTTCTTTTACTATCGTCGCGTGTTTATAGAAATCGTCGGCACGGGTTCACAACAATCTATCCTCGGGCCGAACGGCCAGCGTTTTCACTTCGAATGCACAGTTAGTAATGCAAATGGGCAAGCCGTACTTCTTACGCCAACCAGGCCGACATTTTACTTTACACAACCGCTCATTGAGATGACTACGTTCCAATTGCGATTTACTATCCCGAAAACCGACATTTTTACAACAACACCAAAGCCGGTACCTATTCCAAACGCAATAGTGGACATAATTTCGCTAACAACGGGTGGATTTGGTTACAATCCTATTAGATTCGCAATAACAACACCGGGCTTAACTACGAGTGTGCTGGAATTACCTGGAGTAATTGCCGTACCGGGAGTTGCCGTGTTTATTACCGATTATGCATCAGGTAATACCACAATCAATGGAGTAATCAACAACCCAAGCGGAGTTTTCGTAACTAACATTATCGATGCTACTACTTTTGAAATTGGAGGCATAGACGCAACGACGGTAGCCGGCGGGTTTACCGCGCGTATGTTTGTGGCAAAAAACAGAGTTGCAATGGCCGTACGATTCCTCAGTGTTGTTACCAAGATTACCAATCACATTAACATCGCGGATGTCAGTTCATAATAACTATCTCACTTATACAAATATTCTTTTTTTCACCCGCGATACGATTTTTCAGTGCGCGGATACGAAACCCACGTCATATACGCGTCCGGATTGGCGTCCATTATTGCAGTATCAATGCAAAACGTACGCGTAAATAAGTTTGACGTGTGCACGCTTTCATGTCGACGGAGCACCACGTTGGTCTTAAACTTGATCTTGATGTACAATATTATGTTTTTCAGATCATATGAAGGAACTAATCCGTGATGGTTTTGTTCTATTATTATCCCGATGCGATTTATATCAATGCAACATGTACAGATTGGGTTATCGCGCGTGGGCAATCGCATTCGATACTTATAGACACCATTGTGTTCAGTTTCAACCATCCGTACACATGCAACCTTGATACAATCAACGGTAAGCCATGAACATGCTGGCGAATATCCACGCATATATATGCGTGCGCGCGCCACTATTGTAACGTCGCTGAATGCCCTATGATCACATCCCGCGGGGATATTCCACGAGGTCAGATGCAAACCAACCGATTCAGCACGTGGTATGTACCTGTACGATTCTTTACCATCGTACTTCGTCGCAAACATGTGCATACGTGCAATAAGTGCTCGAGCTAATCTCTGCTTGTACACTGCGTATATAATCTCACGTCTGCGCATATATGGTCGTGCTTCCCTCGCTGTATACCGGGTTAATCTGCATAGAACATTAATCGTGTACAACGGGGTGGCGCGATCAACTACTAATAAACAAGCGACTAACTCTGACATTATACATTCGGTGCAAAAAAATCAAATTATGCTCGTGTGCTCGCGGCGCGAGCGCCGCGCGAGCATGTTGGTTATTTACGTATCCGTTTCCCTATAACATCTCGACCTAGTTCGAGATCGGCATCGAGTTGGCGCCCCATATCACTTAAGACTTTAGAGTGGAAACACCACCGCATCCGCATCATATTTGCACTGGTTTCAAATACAGTACGGCGAGATAGACGATGAAGTATACTTGCCGCTGACCTAAAGTCATGATAGTATTGGTTATCATCGGTTATATTTGTGATGTATATGAACGCCACGATCTCCATCGTTAATCCATAGCTGTATTTATTTGAGCGATAATATTTGCGTATCGTTTGTCGGCCTCGGACATTGGGCGATAACCGTTAATGGCCGCATCGTGTATGTATATTCGGTACCCATATAAGCTATCCGAGTCCACCGAATAATAATACTTGGCGCCGTCAACGATAATTTCTGCCGCCGATACTTCGCGTTGTCGCAGCTGTGTACAAGGATCGGCAGTCACCGCGTCTTTCATCGGATCATCGGTGAACAAACGCGAGTTCGTAGGGTTGCAAACACGGCAATGTTCGCCATTATTCACCATACATTCAATACTAACTTCGTGTAATGCTTCATTGAACGCAGCGATTAACATCTGATCTTGTACTGCGTCATTGTATAATTCAACATCAGTTGTCGGTGGGTATGTGCCGTCGGAAAGCATTTCACTACGAGGCGGAACAGCCAAGTAAAGATACGGCTGAACATTTCGCTCATCGGGTGGCAGCGCTATATGAGAATTGTTACGTACAAACCGCGCGATAATTTGTGCGAGCCTGCCGTAGTCCCAATATGGTTCCATCATGTGTATATGCCGGCCATTTTTGAGATCGAGACCTTCCGCGCCGGTCGACGACACGAGTATTAAGTCGATATCTCCTCCATGTTTATTGTCGTCGCTGTTAGATACATTTTTTATCTGTTCACGCGTGTCCACGTCGACATCGCCAGTGATCATTGCGAATACCCGCGCACGATCAGGTACATGTTTTGGCCGCGCCAATGACACGTCGATGCTTGTGGTGTCGCCGGTGTCCCCGCCGGCACCGAGTTTTCCTCGCGCGATAACTCGCGTGATCGCCGCAGAGACCATTTCCGGGCTAATGTTATCTCCTGACATTACTACACGCGTAACCTTGCCACCGGCCAACTCGCCGTTGGCATCGCGGGCATAGTTTATTGTAACGCTGCCTGCCCGTTTGTCTCCCGAGTATACGTCAAGTACATAATTAGGAAACTTAGATTGCGGTGAGTATAGCACATGCATACGTGGGTCGTTATAACCTGGTTCATTATAGCTACAATTAGTACACCCTTCACGATTAGCCATGGATGCGCGTGGCTCACCATTAGGCGCATCTAACGGCGTATCTCCACCGAAATAAGATTCACCGATGTTTACATCCAGGTCATCAATATCGAATGCACCGTCGAAATAAGATTCACCGATGTTTACATCCGGATCATCAATATCGAATGCACCATCGACGTATCCGTCGTCGACATATCCGTCGTCGACATATCCGATGCCGCTAATTCCACTACCATTTCCGCAGCTGTATCCGTTACCGCCATCAAAATAAGATTCACCGATGTCTACATCCAGGTCATCAATATCAAATGCGCCACTGTAATCTTCATTATATGCATCGGCTTGTAAAGCTATATTATCAAAGAATGCACTCACTGAAGGCATTTCCGGACCATTCATATGCCCGTATTCCGGGTTGAATTCGGCATTGAGGCCGGGTGTGGCCGCGCCGGTAATTGTGCTTTTAGTATGCACATTGGTGTGCATGGTCGGGTTCCAGCGTTTCCAGCCTTGCGATTCCAAGTAGGCCGCAAATGTGGCGAGTCCGCCTACGCCGACAAACTGCGAGTAAACAAGCCCGATTGTATTCATGTGCTTGTTAATGTTGTCAAGAATCCTACGATATTTGGCAGAGCCAAGATTACCGACGGGTATGTCCGCGAGAGGAATGCCAATCGGCGAGAAGTTACCGAGTTGCCGCGACTTAACTCGATATGTACTTGATGCGTTGGACTTCGGCTTGGTCAGCGCGGGCGTATTTGCGGCGTTACTATTCTTACCAGGACCACCATATACACCAGTCCGGCGGTTACTTTCCTCGCGTTCCTTATCTCGTGCAAGCTGATACATTACATATTGATCATCGTCCATGTTAACACGCTCTATGATCATATCGAGCTGCTTTGGGAACTCCGATCGTGTGCTTGCATCATTAATCCCGAATGCTGCGCCGGGCGTTGACATGTTTCCGACATACGAAACAAGTCCAAATAATCTGTTTTGAAACTTCCCGCGGTTTCGCATCGTTCCGCGCACATCGTCGACGTACAGGCGATTAAACTCGAGATAAGATTCCGGCAGGATTATTTTACGCGATAGCATGTTGAAACACACCGCAAGTTCAAATGGGTGATTCGCAATTGGAGTACCTGTGAGAAAAACCACGATTAAATCTCGTGATTCTACTATCATTTTGTACAGGCCGAGCGCATTTTTACTCCCGTTGGTAATTGCACGGAAGAAATTATGAGCTTCGTCGATGATCAGTAGTTTACCCTCGAGTGATCCAATCCGAACAATGTCGCCCATGCGCTTATCCAGCGCAGATTCAAAGTCGGACGCGCTGTCGGCAACGCGGTTCATTTGGTCGAGCATATTGGATGCGTTCATTGAGACAAACGAGAAGTTACGACCGATCCATGCGTCTAAATCTTCTGCGGGTAACGCGCCAAGATAATAACTCGGCTCAACGGCAGTACGCATAGCCACATATTTGCGTATTGCGCCTGCCATGTTGCCGTGCAAAGACTTTGCCGACAAAATGACTGATTGTCTAGTTGGCTGTCTAGTTGGTTGTTTATCCGTGGACATAGACGACATAGACGTCTTAGACGTCTTAGACGACATAGACGACATAGACGTCTTAGACGACATAGACGACATAGACGACATAGACGTCTTAGATCCTTCTCCAGTAATTTGATCCATTGCCACGGCGACACCAAGGATGGATTTTCCGAGACCCATCTCATGTATAACGAGTAAGCCACGGCTGTCCGTGCGTACATCGGCGATGTAAGCCCGAACTAGATTTTGATAGTACTTGAGGAACGAATATTTAGTATCCCATTTGGCATTCTTAAAGTATTCAGCTAGCTGAATAGCAAAGTTAGTATTGTTACGGTCTAGAGTTATTGGCCGCGTTGTCATTGGACCAGTTATATATTAGCGTACGGAACTATCGAACACAAAAAAGAACTTGAGTATGGGTATAGTGGGTATGCATATGTATGCATGTGTAAGTATCCCACGTGTAAATTTTTATTGTTGCACGCGGACAAGTAATGGAGCAGCTCTATGAACAGAGTCAGCACCAGGTTGACCGACCCAGTTAGCGGCATACATTTTTTCAGGTGTGACTGCCGGCTTAGCCATTTTACCTTGGTAAATAGTAACTAGCAAGAACACGATAACGATTCCGATGAAGATTTTTTCTGAGCCCATGTGCGCGTATACTTGTGCGATGTAAATTATCATAGAAGAAAATAACCAGCTAAACCGACGGTACTCGTTAATGCAATCATCGCGGGGATAGAATACAGCGGAGGTAACATCTCACGCGTACTTGGCGTTAACAGAGTAAGTCCAAGAACAGTTATTGGGATTGCCGCAATTAGCAATATAATAACAAAGATAATAGCGCCGGTTGACATGGTGTTGGTGCTGACGTGTGTAAGTGTCCTCAAGTATATATTACGTGATGAAAAAAACACACCTGGTTAGATTGTGTCGGCGGATTGACGGCGACGTAATTCGCTGACTTCTGTCTCAAGTTTCCACAAGCGAAACTCAGTCTGAGCTTGTTTATGAAGCCAGCGCCATGTGTCTGCAGATACAGTATTTGTAGTGTCTAGTTCGGACATATCATTGAATTTAACCACAGAAATGTTTTCACTATCACAATTAATAATAGGGAACTTGCTTGGATCGTAGGTGTGCAAGCGAAATGTCATGTTGCAAAGAGCTCTTGCTTCGAAAAAGATATCGTTACCATCCGTATATACGGGTATGTCAAATTGACAACGATGCACTGTAACACTAACCGTGGTAATATGATGTGCGACGGACATGAATCTATGAATGGGTTAAGTAAATTCAATTATGCTCGTAACGCGGGGGCATAATTGAATTTGCTAGATGACAGTTATTAAGTTACTCATGCAAATCATTAACAGCTTACAAAAGTCCGGTTCAGCCGCTAAGGTGTGTCTCCTTAAACTTGGTCTCAACGTATTAATGATTGCGATATGGGTCAGAATTTACTATGATATAACACCCGGAATAGCCATGTTACTTGCCGTTATGGCGCTTGCTAGTGTAATTTTTTTGACCGGATTGACCATCATTGAACTATATGTGCATATGCGAAATGACACTGCAGGTAGTAGAGTAATAGGGTCACAATTTATGTCGTTGGCATTTGTTATGATGATGTCATGGTGTTGCGGCATTATTGCGGCGCGCAAAGACGAAATAGCAAGATATATAGTATGCGCTGGAGTACTATTTACAATCGCACGAGTTAAATCAGCCATGCGATTTTGGTTCGGCAACATACAACCATATTGGAACAATGTGTGTATTCGTACCGCGATCTCTGACTTGAATCATGCCATTGAACTGCGTAAACAATAATCGTGTATTTTTTTCGTAAAAAAAATACGTGATTGTTATCGCAGCGGTATTATTTGGCCCATCCACCGTTAGTCATAATACATTGGACACGGAAATCCGGCTTGGTATTCCCTGGAACAGTAGCGCAATCAACACCGGATGGCATACCTGTTGTTTGGTATCCCGCAGATACACATTTGGCTCCTTGCCAAACCATCGGAAGTTCATTATTCCAAGATGCACCATTGACTCCGGCGCAATATCGTTGCCCGCTCACTGTACCATCATTACGTTTGACGACGATAGGCGCTCCTTGCCAACCAACGGGATTTTGTTGGCATTGAACACGGAATCCTGTTTTTCTTCCAGGAATAGTGTTACAGTCGACACCAGTTGGGGTACCTCCGGCATTAAATCCGGCGCTGACACATTTGGCTCCGCCCCACGACACTGGTAATTCGCTCCACCATGGCGCGCCAGCGAGACCGGCGCAATATGTTTGGCCGGATACAGTACCGTCATTGCCGACAACTACTTGCGTTGGCGGCGGGCATCTGTTGGCGCCGGTCGCGCTACATTCAGCGGATCCAGTTACCCATTTAGGTGCACCTGACGCTTGTTTTGTACATGTCATTGCGCGGTTATTAGCACCGCATACAACTGAACCGATGCTTGCGTTGGCCTCCATTACAGGAACACCATTACAATAAAGTCCACCATCGCACCAATTCTGGACAGGTGGCACTTGCGGAGTAATCACTGGTGGTTTAACTGGCGTTGTTACCGGAGGTTTGACTGGCGTTGTCACTGGTGGTTTAACCGGTGTTGTCACTGGCGGCGTAGTTGGTGTAGTTGGTGTAGTTGGTGTGGACGTGGTTCCTGAGCTTGCGTAAAGCACGATAATTAATAGCACTACCATGACTCCGACATATGCGCCAATCATTACATTACGAGATGGCATTTTGAGATACCGTATATATGATACTGGAAAAAAGTGCGTGGGGTTATTGGTGTTATTGGTGTTATTGGCCATACGTCCATGTCATCGCAACATATTTCACAATTACGCCGGATACATCCTCGCCGGTTAACTCACGTGGTGCCAGTATCATATACGCGGCGTGTTTCACTGATAAGGCAGTCGCGGCAACCTGAATTGATGCGGCGCATGTATGGCATATTTCCTGCGTAATAATAATACCTGCTAATGTTACGACGTGCCTCCAGTACGTATATAGTTTTTTGCATATTATGCACGGAAATCCAGGCCGGTCAATGATTGCAATCGTAATCGGCCGGCGATATACCTCAGCCGCGAACACGTCAATGATGTCGCGGAGTGCTCGCGCGACTTCACGTCGACCATGTTCGTATTGCGACGATGTTATTTGCTTCTTTACGCGTGCATGCATCTGAGTACAAAATAAACATATGCGTATCGTTGTTGGTGCACAAGGTAACAGGCGCGACTGGGATTTTTCCTTATCTATGTGCACATGTAATATGTTTACCATTGATACGCTGGCACAACAATCACATGTGGTCGGCGCATCAGACATTATCATGTCGCTGTTAATCTTTATTTGCCCACGTAACGATGCGACAGCATTATGATACCGTCGTGTAAGATTTGATATTGGGGGGCGGCCAACCACCTCACATGGCTGCACTCGTATGTCTGTGGGCGTGTGCATGGTTCAATGACACTTATGTAAATTCAACTTGTAAAAATTGTAAAAAACGATGACACATTTACAACTGGTCAATGATATCCTGAATATCACTGAGTAAGAACATAATATCAGGCATTTTCTGAAAACCAGTCTTGCTACGTTCCCATGCCCAGTGGTGTTTAGTAAACACACTGTTGAGTTTAATGACATTGACGTCATAACCTCCGGTAAGAACACCTGCATCCTGCATACGATAGAATGCTTCAATGGAGTTAGTTATAGTGGATACGCAGCCGCCACTCGATAATACCCGCGATATACCCATGATAACATCGCGAAATAAACTCTGTTGAGGTAATTTTATTTCCGTCGGCATTTGCGATGCCATGGCGAGATCGGCGAGCAATAGTATCTTATCAAGTGGCTTTGTAAAGAATAACTGTGATTGGTCCCAGCCATGCGCACACAAACATTCGTAAACACTATCTGGTATATCCGCGTCCGCGTACATGGTATTGTTATAATACGACCGAACCAATTCGGTGATACCGGTGGGTTGCGCCAATGTAATTGCAGCAATTAGCCGCTGCACTGAGTCAATTGCATCAGGGTATACGCTTGAGCATACCCATTGTCGCGTTGGCTTATTGCGACTGCCGGTTGTTTTTTCGGTGAGATCGATCTGGATACGTCTAATTTGGCTGGCCGTAAGCACCATATGATCCTTGCCAAATCCATTAATGTTCCTGCGGAAGTTGTCAATGGTATCATAGTTGGCCTGGTATACCTGCGGCGAGAGTTTTATTAAACAGTCTGTAAACACGATTTTAAGCATGCCTACGGTGGTGTAACAGAACACACGACTGCATACCAATTGTACCATCTCTTCGTATGTAATAAATGCGGGTAGTTCTACCTCCATGCCGGTTTTTATCTTGTTGTTGGCGAAATTCAAATATGCTCGCATGCTCGCAACGCCAAAGGCGTTGCTGCGCGCCTTGTCTAGCGCTGGTCGGCAAAGCCGCCCAGCCCTGCGACTTCGGCCGAGTTAAACCACGTGCGGGTTCTTTTTTAGGTATTAATGATTGATGTTATTCATAAAAAAGAACCCACACGGGGACTACTTAAGCCGAAGTTGCGGCGTTGCGAGCATGCGGGTATAAAAAAATATAATATGTTTTACGCAGTAATGCTGCCGGCTACGACTGCATAAATGCACAATGTTGGTAATAGGTCAGTTAGCAGATCTTGCATGCATACGGTCATCAGCGCAGTGTATATCACGGCGGCGCGGCGATATAATCGGGGCAACATCGAGGTGGCATCACGATTACAATCCGCGCACATGTGTATGGCAAGATTACGATATTTAAGCACGAAGACAGAACCATTGGCACACAGCGCACACATCGGCGATGGGATATTGCCGCCAGGTGTAACAATGCTTCCAAATACGCATGATTCTGCAAGTATAGCCACCGCAGATCTACGTGCAATTGTAATCTTACCAATACATGTAGATAGTTCAAGTGTTGTTTTAACCTTACCTGTACGAACGACACCCATACAGCTGTCACATAACCAAATGGTACTTAGCCCGCACCGGCTTGAGCCACCGCGCATGTGTATACTATACGTCGCACACATACGAGAACAAACGCCACATGCAAATGCGGACTGCCAACACATGCCCGAGCTCATTTGCTTGCCAATTGCGGCAAGCGCACCAGCCCGCGCCTGTCTAATAGTGTCTGTCGCCGATAATAATTGAGGTAGTTTCAAAGCTAATTCGGCCATGTAACTACTAAGTTATGCTTTAAACTTCAGAAATTCAACTGTGCCCGCGGCGCAAGCGCCAATGCCACGAGTACAATTCAACCACGGATATCTCATTGGGAGTATCCGGCGGCATGACTCCACCGCGCATAATAATTAAATTTGGTTTTTATACCCGCGGTATATATACGTCGCCATGACCACGCTTCAATCCGGATTTACGATCACTCCACCATCCACTCTTACTGCCGCCGCAGGAACCGTTTCCGGCAGCATGGGTGCTTCAGCCGTCTACGGGTACAAAGTTACCTATGTCACCAATTTTGGAGAAGGATTACCTGGAGCCGCCGCCAGTGCCTCAACTAACACAACCAGAAGCATGAATTTAACTGCTATTCCAGTTAGTGCCAATGGTAACGTCTTACGACGTAATATTTACAGAACTGCTGCTGGTGGATCAACTTATTTATTCTTGACCACTATTTTCGATAACACAACCACCGTATTCGTTGACACCATTGCTGACGGAAGTCTCGGAAGTGCTGCCCCGATTATCGGCGCTGCATCAAGCAGACAAAACGTCTTTGGACATCTTCGATTAACCCTTCCATCAATTGTTAGCGTCGAAACCGCAATTACCGCTGGAGCCGGAGGAACATCACTCGCTGCTTTTCAACTCAGAAATGAAGCCAACTTCATCTCGATTGTTACTACTGCCAATGACTCTGTTAAACTCCCTGGAATTACCTCCGATCTCATCGGAATGAAATGTGTCGTTAAAAACTTAGCCGCTAACACCGCTAGAATTTATCCATTTGACGGACAACAAATTGACGCTGGAGGTGCCGATGTACCAGTTACCATTGCTACCACTGTCACTAGATCATTCATTGCTGATACCGCCAGCAACTGGAGACAAGTTCAATAAAGCGTACAACTGACACCACAACCAACCACAACCAACCACAACCAACCACAACCAACCACAACCAACCACAACCAACCACATGTATATTCTTTTTTTTGCTATAGATACGCATCGTATTGATATATTATTGCCCATGGAACTGGAACAAGTTATAGAAAAAAGCGATATTGAGCCAGCAGCAGCTGATAATGATGCCGTGCCTAACGATATACCCACGGCATCATTACCTGTAGCCTTACCTGCAACTGTACTCGCAGGTAAAATCGCAGGGGTAATCGTTGGGTTTGCATTCGGCGACGCAGTCGCACAATGTACCAAGTTGATGCCGGCGGGTACCGAGGTTGTATTTCCGCGGATCGGTGAATCGCGCGGTCTTGCCCCAAATGACTGGGGGTATGCCACTGATCATATGATGTTGACAATGCAAAGTATTACAACTGGTGTATCGCTTTCCGAGTTGCTGATTAAGTTTGGGCCGCGAGATGAGCCAGCGGTGTTGCGCCATGTAATTGAGTCACCGGGTTTTGCCGCGGATTCATGCGGAACAGCCAATGATATATGGGAGAAATCCGGGCGTAAGCTCGCAACGTCCGCCGCAATGTGTCGCGCCGTCGCATGTGGATTAACTAATGACCCGGTGGAATGCGCATATTTATATACGGCGGTGACCCATGCGGATACACGATGCCAGCAGGCCGCGGTTGTTGTCGCGTTGATAATTGGTGGTATTTTACATGGTGTTGCACCACGCGATATACTTACACGCGCAGCTACATTTTGTACTGAGCCGGAAATAATCGAATGTGTACGCGCGGATTTAACGATTGAACAACTCGAGCTGGATGTACGACCGGATTATATTACACGGGCGCTTAGCTGCGCCATATATGCATTGCGAATCGTCGCGACGGCCATTGTAAAAGGCAAGCGACCTTGTATCAAAAAAATAGCGTTTAAATTCGCGGCAGCACGCGGCCATAGCGACGTAAACACGGGTATTGTCTGCGCGATCATCGGCGCGTATGTTGGTGTTGCAGCGATTCCTGAAGATCTCATTGACGCAATGCCACGATCGGCCTCATTGCGTGCGGCATGTGGTGGTAATACCTGTGGCCAATAATGCCCACAGATACAACGTTTAATGTCCAACATTAATTACAACACTATTTGCAAGTGTACCATCCGCGATTTCATCACTAGCTACCTCCGCTATATTGTCGTTGGGCGTATCATTGGGCGTATCATTGGGCGTATCATTGGGCGTATCATTGGGTGTATCATTGGGTACATCTGAGGATTTGCTTAACATCCCCGGCTTGACGATTGCCGGGTTGCTCGGCGAGTTAACTATTATTTGCGGAGTTGGGTTTATAGTTGTGGTTGGTTGGGTGGTGGGTTGGGTTGTCGATGGCTGGGTATGCGCCGTGGTTGGCTGGGTAGTTGGTCGTGTCGGCGGCTGGGTTGTCAGATGCGCAATCGGTTGTTCTTCGTCATCGCTATCTTCGGCCTTTCCCACGCTGAGAAATCGACGAAGTGGTGTCACGATCGGCGTGAATACATTTTTGGATCGGCGCGACGCGCTAAATTGACCCAGCTTAGATACCTTGGGCGTATCTAGTTGATCACGCGCACTATCGTCAAATCCCGATGATAAAATGTCATTGACTTCGCTTGATGATCCGATTTCCGGCATGGTTTCTATGGCTTTCATCTTAATTTTTTCCACACGTGTGCAGAATAATTTATATCGTTCGTCCATGTCAGTGATGTGTTTATACCGTCCGATGCCTGCAACAAATGACCACCCCTCGCTTTGTAATTTGCCGAGGATTACATGATTAAGCACGTATTTTTTTGGTATACTAAGCACGTGAAGTAAATTGCCGCACAACGCGATGATTAGCCCGAGTGCCCATACCACCCAAATAAATGCGCCGCTGACGGCTGTTTGCGTCGAATTACCGGCACCAAGCCGTTCATACGACGCGAAGGACGCAACTAGAACACCGCCAATTGTCATTGATATGGTAAATAGAAAATAGAAGAACCGCGTCCATGTGTAATGGGATTGCGCCGCGATGACAATGTCTATGTACCGCTCGGTAATAAATAGTTTTTGTTGACTCGTAAATTGAGTACGTTCGAGTACTTTTGTGAACTTGTGTTTGAAATTAACGCCTGCGACAGTAAAAGGGATCATCGTTTGTATATATACGTGTCAAAAAAAAGTGTCACTGTGGATCGATTATACTTTTAGTTTTATGGACAGTAGTTATCGATGACGTGGTGCATTAGGTAATTTGTTACCCGACGATTGAATAATGTTTCGCGTAGTTGTCGCGTAGCCGAATCCTTATTTTCGGGATTTGTGTGATTTGTGGGACTTTTTAGATTTTTTAGACTTTTTAGACTTACCAGATTTATGTGGCTTACTCTTTCCTACTTTAGCTGCTTTAGCATGTTTTTTTGGCTTAGCGCCTCCGCTGAATCCTCCGTTTGGCATGACTGGTCAGGTATACACACGAACACATAAAATATTATAATAAATAAATAACAATGCGCTGGTACGCCACCATGGACATGCTTACATTTACGGCCATATGTATCGTTGTGATACCATGGCAGGTTCTATCATTTATTATTGTACACGCGATAATACGCTATATTGATGCGGCAATAAATACCCGTGACAGTACCATCGGTACGTTAATTGACCAAGTACGTGCGCAACTACAAAAAAATACTAGCTGTGCTGACATCATCGCGACGGTAGGTGCATGGTTCATGCCGGACCCGCTGGGTAATATACCTGGTAATATACCTAGTAACATACGGCCGCGGGAAATCCGGCCACTTGCGCGCGTTGGACGCATCTAACGATTCCTTTAGGTTAAGATGACATGGTCAGGTGTATTAAGATGAATCAGCGGTTCATCTCTGAAGCCAAAACATCGTTGGTCTTCCGGATTCATTTGATATATTTTACCAACATCGGCGGTACCAGAATACGGCCATATGTATGGATTCTGTACGACATTTCCACCATCGAGCATACGAATATCATCATCGCAGTTTAAGCATGATTTGTACCCCTCGATAGGGCCAACAACATTACTATTGACTGCACTGGCCACGGAACTATCAACGGGACCATCGTCGGGCATAACCACATAATAGTATGCAAGAAGTATAACGATTAAGATGAGTACGAGCATTGCCACGGTCGCGTATATTAGTGTAAAAAAAGATCATTACGGTCATATGTCATTACAAATTTACAGTAAATGTCATAGGTAACGGTTTATCATCGTTGGTCGTAGGCGTGGTTTTGGGTGTATCTGGTAAATAACCCGCGTACAGCGTGCAATACATCATTTTTTTCTCAACGGGTCCATTTCGCGTTGCCACGGACACATTAACGACAAGTTCAGATGCGTCGATTGCTTCCCATGTTAATGTTTCTACCATCTGCATGCATAGTGCGGGAAGGCCATCATCATATGTATGAATGACAACGCGGACAGGGCATTTTAACAACGCACGATGAAGAGGAATATCGCCAAAGAACGCGAGCTGACATGACTCTGGCACAATATCGGCCGAAACTGGTTTCCCCTTTCCAATAACCACCACGGACATAAGCATATCGTCGATGAATAATTCAGCGTACTCTACATGAACCTTATCCGCGGAAAAGAAGATGGATTCGCGGTCAGTAATGTTAAAATTATGTGCATTAAGCACATGTTCGTCGGCGTTTAGTTGCTTTGGTTGTTTCGTGTCCATGTGAGTATGTATGTGAATATGATGTTGTGTTGTTAATTATTCAAATGGATGCGATGCGCCACCCACCTCATCCCCCACCTCATCCCCCACCTCGTCCCCCACCTCATCCCCCACCCCAGTTAGAGAAGTTTGCTTAAGATTTCGTCGCACATCGCATGTATAATTCCAAGTTTCTCGATGCATACGCAATGATAACTCTCGACGTCGCGTAGATGTTCCGCAACAATCATCTCCGCGTGTAAGTGGTCAGGTATAATTGAGTTCCAATCCGGTGGTGTGCCTGTGAATTCAGGCACTCGCTGCGGGCGTATTTCGCACGGACTCGACAACATGACATTTATATCGGTACCGCTTACATGATCAATTAACGCGTTGGTAATTTCACATGCGTTGACCGGGTTGAATAACAGTCGAGGATCGATATCACTAAACGATTCGCATAAGCAACATAACGTCACGTCTGTAGCGCCACTCACTAATACTCGACGTTGTATTAAATCTTCCATCCGTGAAATAACATCACATATGGCCGCGATTTGATCATACAATCGATGATGCGCCACCGCGTCGATTATCGCCGAGGCAACTTCACGGTATGTTTTACCGATATACGAAATAGGTGTTGGTACAGATGTGCCGCTGGGCGTATCCAATGCGATGGTGCGCATCGCAACTTCATATCGTGCAAATTCGAGGCGTCGGCGCGACATGTAATAGGAGACGTCATCACACACATATTCGCTGCCACCAATGGTAACAACGCGCGAATCATCGTGTTCGTCACAAGCGTTACCGCCGCGGATCACACGTATAGCTGATGTAATAGGACAAGAATCGTCCATATTGCCGTGTACACGCGTACTATATGTACCAATATATAAAGGACATGATGTCACAACTACGCTTTGACATTACTATGTTGGGTGACGGCGAAGATTTGGTTGTCGATGACCAAGTCGATGACCAAGTCAATGACCAAGTTGGTGACCCCGACATTATAACAATACTCTACGACGGCGGGTATTCACGAGCCAATAAAATAACCGGCGGTGTGCATAAACCCGCGGTAAAAGACGCAACAACACAAGTACTAATTCCTGATAATATATCCGAATGTGCGTTAGCCAGTCATAACACGCTCACCAGAGCAGCCAATGACACTCCCACATGCATGAGCAATCGTATGGCCAACGCGGTTGTTGTTGCGGCCGGCGTGTCAACCGTCGCCGAGGCTAAATCCGTATTCGGTTGCGCAACTGAACGTTGCGTGCTGACTAAATTACAATCAAAGATCGGCGCTGATCAAGTTGCGCGTGAAATATCACTTTACTTGAAAATACGCGGGCCTACCAATAACACGCTGCTTAACAATGTGCATATCGACGAGACAATGCAGCAATGGGCCGCACATAACCCAACATTTTATCCGTATAACTTTCATATGCTAAACTACGCGTCGTTTTCATATCATAACGGCATTGTACATAATACGCCAGATACACTTGTCACAATACCATTTGATATGTTGTACAAGGGACAACTCGGACATAAATATCTATGTGCTGGGTGCATCATAAACACAGACACGTATCAAGGCGATGGTGTACATTGGATGGCGTTGTTCGCTGACGCGCGAACCACACCGTGGACTGCCGAATTCTTCAACAGCAGTGGTAATGCGCCTGCACCAGAGTGGGTAAATTGGATGGAAAAGACAAAGAATATAATGTTGGGGCTTGGTGCTCCCGACGCTAAGGTGGTACGTGCATCTACTATCCGCCATCAAAAGAGCCGAACCGAATGCGGTTTATATTCATTATTTTACGTATGGGCACGTCTTCATGGCATTCCTGCATCTTACTTTGCGGACAACCGCATACCTGATCAGCTCATGTTCGAATTTCGCCAGCATTTATTTGACGACCCGAGCCGCCCGGCCATGCGCAAGTTCGATTGGGATGAATACGTCGCAACGACCAAGTTATCCTGGGAATAACTACGATTTCGTTATGGCGCGCACGGCTAAAGCCGTGCGGTTCGGTCCGCAACGCTGAAGCGTCAATGTGCTACCGTACCGCCATAACTGCATACGTGTCGCTGCCGGTGCTACGCACCCAGGTGCTTATGCGCACTTCGGTCGCTACGCTCCAGTTACCTAAGTCTTTCTTTTTTTATATGACATGCGTTAGACATAATAAAAAAAGCATGGATGGAATGCGTATGGGGCGAAGTCGCCGGGATGCGGCTCTGCCGCAGCGCCAGACGAGCCTGTGATGTGCGCTTCGCGCACATCATACGTGGAGATCAGTAAACACTTTAACACTGCATGCCCAGCCGCGGTCGGATGGTTTAGTACTACTGGCAAGAGAAATCTTTTCGGTTTTATGCACGCATATATGCACATGGTCACCGATAGATGACTTGGCAAATGGCTGAATGTATTCAATAATGATGGACGCGCGGAGAACATCATCATCGGCAATCGTGGATACAAGGTGCATCCGCTCCGGGTTCTTGTAAATATCAGACCATTGTACTTGTTTACCTTTACCGTTGTCGCCGACAAGTTGCAGCGGCCCGCTGCCGGCCTTTTCAATAGTGAGTGTTTTTCCTATTTTTTCCGCTTGTGCAATTTTGGTCTTGAAATGAGCCAGTGTGATGTTAAATTTGACCGGGTAATTGCTATCGTCGTCCAGTGTAGCTAAGACAGCGTCGGTTTTTGGTGAGACCTCAATATCGTACTGCGAATCATTTTCATATTCATTACCTCGGATGATCACATAAAGTGTCTTTGTATCATCACGCTTGGATATTATTGTGATTCGACTGTGGTCTTTACCAATATGACCAATTGCGTGTTCAAGATGGACACGTTTAACACAAATTCGCATAGGTTCAGCACAATAATATGCGTCCATACATGCGCCGTCGATAAATACATGAATTTTGGATTTACCGAGATGGTCCACCGCATTAAACTTAATGCCAGTGGCGTCACACTGCATTTCTACGTCCTTGACCTCATAGTTTTTGTACAATTTGAGTATTTTGCTAAACAAGGCAGGATCATGATATACTAACTCGAGCGCATCCTCGGGATTAATCGGCTTAGCGATTATACCCTGGATTTGCAACGATGCGACCTCTCGCTCCTTTCGTGGGCGTCCTGGGCGTTTTTTAGGTGGTTCGACAACCGGCGTATCACCGGTGTCTTCAATGTTGTCCCCGGTATTGTCATCGACATTATTTTCCATTTGGCTCGCGTGTTAATAATATAAATACATCGTCGCGTATCTAATTATTATTTATTTGTGAATTATTAGGCCGGCAATTGAATAATAATATTACTATGTCTAATGAATCGGCTACCTGATGAGCTATGGCGTGGTATTGCCGGGTTTATGGACCATCCGACGCTGTGTGCGTGGCGGCTCACATGCACACGTAACGCATGCAACTATGATCAGCAACTAAAAACGCTTTACATTAAATCTGACACAAAAATAACTACGGATGATCTTAGCACGCTAACATATCTGACCGAACTATCATTGTATGATGCAAGGAATAAAACAGGTTTGTGTATGGTAGTTTCAAAGTTGGTGTCATTAACCACATTACATACATACTCGGGGGTAACCAACGAAGACATTATGCAGTTGACTGCACTAACATCATTATCTTTGATGCACAATGTAAGTGTTACAGCGGTATCACTGAATCGATTACAGTACCTTTATTTGCATGACGATATCATGATTCCAGGTAAAGATATAATGTCATTATCTTCATTAACTTCGTTGACGTTGTCCGGTAATCATACGGTGTTTAACTGGCATATAACCGCAATGACTAATTTACAAATACTCAGCATCGGATATGACGAACACATATCAATGTTACCATGCGGCATAACTAGTCTCGATATATCAAGCAGAAATCTAATTCGCGATGACGCCATTTTGGCATTGCCGCTAACTACACTAAAATTGCGTTATAACAATGTAATTAGTGGCGCAACGGTAAGTAAATTAACCGGATTAACATTATTGGATCTATCATATGCCGATAGAATGAATGATGCGGAACTCGCCGTGTTAACAAATCTCCATACGCTGAATCTCAATCACAATCATTCGATAACCAGTGTCGGTATTCATGACTTGACCAATTTAACTAGTCTGCGAATTAGAGATTGTCTATATGTCGATGATACGGGTATACGTGCGTTAACACGCCTACAATATCTTAGTATGGGTTCTCGTAAGGGGATATGTCCATGGTCTCATGTTATGCCCATGCTTACCCGCCTAAAATTACAAAGCCCATATTCTGGTGGTACAGGTGATGATGATCTTCGGCGCGATAACGCATGCGTTAGTTTGACCACGCTAGATGTACGTCGATGTTCAGATCTCGATATACTTGATTTGCCGCACATATCTACGCTGCAAACAATAATAGTTCGTGCACCGGGGCTTCCAGGCGAATATGGCGCGCTGAGATCAAATTCACAGGCACGTATCATTAAACGCACCTAACAGTGCCGGTTCATTAGTTTTTTTCCCATTACAACGATTGAATATATATCAGTGGCAAAGTATTATACCAGGGACAGGGCATGGAAAACACAGATATATTTGCGCAACTTAACCAGGTACTAGATAATGGTGGTGATGTCATGGCGATAGTAGTTGGAGGACGAAGACACAATAACAATACTCGCGGTGGCCCAGGTAATGCGCGTAACAACAAACCGCGCGGCAATACCACGCGCAATGTTTCGCAAGATCAGACTGAGCGGGTGTACCGATTACTCGAGGGTGTACCCGAAGACATTAAGCATCGCTTTCAGTTCGATGCAGTGGCCAGCTGGAGCATTACTAATATGCGTATCGCCCGTGAGTTCGCGGCGACGTTGCTGCGGATCATCGCCAAGCCGAACCCCATAATTACTGATGCGATGGCATGTGTCGGCGGAAACTCCATCGCATTCGCGGAAACATTCGCATATGTTAACGCGAATGAACTCGATCCGGCACGATCTCGCATGCTTGCAAATAATCTACGTTTGTTCGGGCGTACTAACGCGACTGTGTTTAACGATTACGCGCAAACTATCATCCCGACGTTGATGCAGGACGCGATCTTCTTCGACCCGCCATGGGGTACCGATTACAAAAAATATGCGCCTGGTACAATGAAAATATATCTAGGTGGGCCAAACACTAACCATGAGTTATTTGACGATATTGCCGCGACGGCATGTCAATATGCCAGTTTCATCGCGATGAAACTGCCAGTCAATTATGCAGTTGATGACCTCGTCGCCGCGATGTTACCGGCGCGTGAGATACACCGTGAATGTCATGGTAAACCAAATACATCACTGTTATTAGTATTTGGGGTTTAACTTGATAACGGGTTTAACTTGAACGTTTGCTCACAGGATCAACCTGCGCTAATACAGCGGCGTTAAATACTTTCACGAATGTCTTAACGTCATCAAGTGTAGTTAGATCGCCTAGGGATATTCTAAGCGCGCCTTTACGAATATACATATCAGCGCCCATCGCATAAAGTACATGCGAAGCTTTTGCCGACGCAGTATTACATGCACTACCAACACTAATCACAATGCCGTGCGCTTCCAAGTATTCTTTTATTTTTGTGTTGCAAATGTACGGTTCGGTTTGCTTGACCACTGAAAGAAGAATAGTATTAGGCAGATAATATTGCGTACATCCTGACAAAAAGCATATAGTGATATGTTTATCGTAGACATTCCCAGTATATTTAGTATACTGCATTGTGCCGACGCCGCCTAAGCCGTCCCGTCCCATAATATACTTCTTCAGCGCGAACATACGCGCGTTTGCCTCGGCGCGGTTCAGCATTGCTGTTTTCATTGCGTGTAACGCCGCGCCAATACCCGGCAGGTTTTCTGTGCCGCCACGATGCCCGCCATTTTGCGTGCCGTATATCAGCGGGGACATATTCTCCAGTAAATCGCGGCGGATTACAAGCACGCCTGTACCTGGAGGCCCGCCAAACTTATGCGCGGATATGCAGAATGAGTCGATGTGATCCACAGAGAGATTCGGCGGATATTTGCCAAACGATTGTACGGTGTCGCTATGGAATGGTATACCTGCGTGTGCACTTAGTTCACCAATTGCGTGTATGTCGTTGATAGCGCCGGTTTCGTTGTTGGCGTGCATTACAAAAACCCCGCAGGTAGCATCAGTGATCGCCGCTGCGACATCCTCGGGTCGAATATGGCCGGATCGTGTTGGTTGTACGTAGGTCACGGTGGCCAGCCCACGTTCTTCATAAGACTCCGCCATAGTTATCAGCGACTTATGTTCGATCGCCGACATAACCACGTGCGGAACCGCGCCGTTGTCGCGCATGTATGCATCTAGCAGGCCGCCAAACACAGTGCAATTGGCCTCGGACGCTCCTGATGTAAATATAACTGCATATGTAGCCGTGGTGGTGCATTTGGCATTGGCGCCATTGGCGCTATTAGTGTTATCTTCATCCCGTTTTTCTATACAGCAAGGCTTAAATCGGCATAACTTGCCTAGGTATTGTCTAAACTCTTCCATCATCGCACGAGATTCCTTCGCGGAAGCATATCCTGCCGATGCATTTCCGCGATTGCACCAATTGACCATAGCTGCCATAGTTTCCTTCGACATCACCGTCGTCGCATTATTGTCAAGATAGATCATGTTGTTGGTAGTTTTCGTCGCAGGTATATAATCGTGTACATTATGCGCACGGACATAAATTACATCGGCGTCGTTTGAATTCCGTGATATACTAGGTAACATCGATATGGAATTAATCACTGCGCCGCCAATAATATGCTTGGATAATCATGTAGGTGTTTTACATGATTTACAGCGTAAGGCGTTATCGCAAGTACAGGAGGTAACTCACACGACTAAACAGGCAGAATCAAGTTGTTTTATATGTACACATCGTACTGAAATTATTTACAGTGGTATTAAGCCGCTATGTCGCGCATGTTACTATAGATTGAGTTATAGACTCCCTACGGATGATGCATTCTTATCGATGTATCCGCGGGCATTAGCGCGTGCACGCGACAATACAATGAAATCTTTTATATTCGCAAGTTTTAGCAAGTTGATTACATTTCACGACAACCGTCATGATATGCACACAAGTGCATACACATGTGATATATGCGGGTTACGACCGGACGCATGTTATAATACATGGGCGTATCACGACAATAACCGCGGATATCTATGCAAAGACTGTATTAGCAGCATTAACAAGTATATCGCCGACATAATTCCGTGGTTAATGCATGTGTGCAGAATTGTCCCGATGATACACCCGGCGTGTATCCATGATGATGTCAAGGCCATCATTTACAATGTTAAGTTTGACCATGTCACTGGCTTCACCGATTAGTTTTTTCCACTCATGCGCCAACGTGAAATATGAATTTGTTTTTGGCTATGATATATCATGTTGACCAAACTAATCGCAGATATAGCCCATTTGTCCAAGATACAGCATGATGCGAGAGAAAAGTTTTCAATAGGATCGCATGCAACCTTTGCACATTTTCGACCGTGTTTTATATGTACTCGTATGATTGTAAGCGGTTGGATTGGCGGCGGTGTTCTGTTGTGTAATGATTGTTATTACCCGACGGCGATAATCAACAAACAAACCAACGGCGAATATTTAACAATGTATCCGGAGATTCACAAGCAGGCGACAGAATCTATCCTGCGGTCGTTTGCGCATGCAATGTTTACTCGTGCTATCGCATGGATTAATTTGCATATAAATGTGACATGTGAAGTGTGTGGAAAACAAAACGTGGTGAACTGTCAGTGGTGTAATGCCGCGGATAGTGGTTGTCATGTGGCTCGTGCATGTAGTATGTGCGTAATCACCATAGATAGACGTGTGCGAGATATTGCGTCGGTGACACCAGTCATCAACATGATTACGCAACAGATTAGTGTAATGGATGTTCGCAGATACCTCACATGTGCCATTTACGAAGCCAGACTAAACCAATAGATGTCATTTTTTGTGTGTTTGAGACGCTGCACAATCATATATTATGGCGGTGGTTCATCTATCTGAATGCATCCGGAAAATAGTCAGTCTGAAACATTTGGCAATATCGCACGCAATTGGTTATCATAATGATGTTGGCGCACATATGAATATATGTCGTGGTGTATGTTTTGCATGCAGTTACATCGGAACTATATATGGCGATGTTACTCCCACGATGTCGCTGGCAATATGCGAACGATGCCGTAATAGCGCCGGCGATTATTTACCGGCACACGACGTAGATGAATACCCACATCGATTAGCACGGGCCCGCGGCCAAGCACGCAGTGTATTCGCGGCGTTGTTATATGTCAATGCCGTCACGTTGACAGCGTTGCAGCATACTCGGATAGATACCTGCGAACTCTGCGGGACATCTTATAGCTATATATCAGATTCGTATGGGGGGACATCCAAAGATACACCCATGGGTATATGCAGAATTTGTTCCGCTGAAGCACGTGAACGTATACGTGTGTACCGATGTAAACTGCCAATGATACGGGTAATTAGCGCACACAATGACATCACTTGGTTGTTATTACGCTGGTTTGTTCATCTTGTCATGGAATAAATTGAATCGGTGCCACAACAACATCAAATGCAGCAATTTCGAAGCGCTAGCGACCATGTATGCGTGTTGCAGTATGCAGCAATAGTTCGCATCAGGCCGATGTGTACGGGTGATCCCGGTGATTATGGCACATGTTTCGTATGCGCTACATATAGCTTGTTAATGGAACTTAAACCCGGTTATTCACAGTCGCACATGATATGTTGGAGATGTTATAACGTGGTTGATAACACTATTGTTGATAAAGAGAAATTTCTAGAGATGTATCCGGGTCGTTACGCAACCGTGCAGTCGCGTGCATGTAAGTCTTTTGCACGGTTACTTCTTATTAGCGCACCACGGTGTAATCGTCATGTTCCACGTTGTCATGTATGTGGACGATATGATCAGTTTGCGGGTGTGTCGCTGGGGCCGGCCATGAGATCAACCGCAGAATCAACCGCGGAATCAACCAAAGTAACTGTTTGCGGTGTGTGCAATGCAGTGGCACAGCAGTATATCAACGATTGGACATTGCGATTATTCTTAGTATGCCATGTAAATGTTGGCGTGAATGATGTGATAATAAACATCAAATTGACCACTATGAATATATTGACTACCGATTAATCTTATTTTTTCCATTTGATTATCAAAAGTGATGTAGACAAACAAATGTCGGCGGTGGCACACTTACACGCGTTAAAAAATACGGCCATATCACAAGTGCGAAGATATGCAACCGCATGGACAACAAACACAGGTATATGTTTTGCATGCCGTGGGGACAACATATTAATGCGGGTGAGCGAAGGATCACCCGTTAAGGAGCACATATGTTATTGCTGCCGCCGATATAATCTACCTGACAACTGCCTCGATGCCGATTTCATAGCCGAATATCCAATGCTTATCACCCGTGCGCGCGATGACTCCCGCGCCGAGTTCGCAAAGATGTTAACCACCAGCCAGCTCATTATTTTTACCGACCATATAAAATATCAAGAAAATATTGGATGTCGTATATGCGGTGTGCACAATACCCGGAACAAATATCCATACCGAGTATCACGTACAAACATTTGCAATGATGTATGTGAGGATTGTGTAACGGTTGCTCGAAATCTCGGCCGCGCAATGGTGCTTCATATGTTCTTGTGCAAATATGCAGTTGATGCCATGAATCAAATCCATGATGTTAACTTGTATTTGTTGCGGGTTGTCGCTGCGGTGTTATGAAAAAAAGAATGGTCGCGGCGGGTATTGCACGTGTGCCGCGGTGGATAACCGCGTGCGCGTGTGTGTAACGCTTAAACAACTTCAGCATCGACGGTGTCTTCACCAGCATCAGCGGCTTGTTCAGCAAGTGGTTTCTTTTTGAACTCGACGAGCTTAGCTGCAACAACTGCGGCGAGGGTATCGTAGTAGCTAGTAGCATAAACGGTTGTCTTGGCGGCGACAAGGCCAGTAATAAGTGGAATTTCT